CTGCTGCTGATCAGACTTTGTCGGTTTGGGGATTAACGCGGCGTCACGCTGCATGCTCGCCCAAGACGCGACGCCGCAAGAACCCAGACCGCAAGGACGCGGTCTGAGAGAAACAGTGATGTCTATTATTTTAGCCGCGAATATCTCGAGCCAACTCAGGGGCCGGAAGCAATGGGTTTTGTGGCGGTACCAGACACGTAAAGAGGATCCCACGGCGAAACCAACTAAGGTCCCTATTCAAGCAACAGGGTACCCGGCTTCCGTCACTAATCCGAATCACTGGTCCTCCTTTGATCATGTTTATAACGTCTGGCGCAGACAAATTGTACAGTGTGATGGGATCGGATATGTCTTCAACGAGGACGATCCATTCACCGGAGTTGACCTCGATGCCCTCTGGCAGTCCGATGCCGACGAAGGCGCACAGTGGGCATTGCGCATCCTCGAGAGGTTCGGAGACACATACAGCGAGGTTTCCCCCAGCGATCATGGTGTGAAAATATGGTGCCGCGCAAAAGCGCCGCGGTGCGGCAGGTGGCCGATCGGGACCGGAGCCATCGAAATCTACGATCGCGTCCGGTTCTTCACGGTTACCGGGCGCTCCGCCGGCGTCACCGACGTCACCGATCATCAGGTCGACATCGAGCTGCTGGTCAGCAACCTCGATGCCCCTGAGGAAGGCCGGACGCGAACGTATACGCCGATTTCCGACATCATCCCGCAGGGGCAGCGTCACACCACGTTGGTCAGCTTAGCCGGCACCATGTGGAAGCGCGGCTTGACGTTGGAGGCCATCGAGGCCGCTTTGCAGATCACCGATCAGAAGCAGTGCAACCCGCCGCACGGGCCGGAACATATCCGCAAAATCGTCGCGAGCATGACGAGGTGGGCGCGATGAGTACACGAACTGCAACGGCGGCAACAAACTGGCTACCCAAGAAGGCCGCCGTCATCGAAGAAAAAGATAAGAGCAAGGTCCGGCCAATCTACACCTACGCCGATGTGCCATCCATATGGGACTACGAATCGAAGGTGGAGTACATCGTGCCCGATCTGGTGCCGGAGGGGTGCATGACGCTGATCACCGGCGATTCCGGCCACGGAAAAACGCTCTTCGCTACCGCCCTGGCTGGGGCCATTGTCGCCGGCGGCGAATTCTTGGGCCGCCAAGCAGTACGGCGAAGAGTGATCTATCTGGATCGCGAGAATGGGCTGGCCCTGGTGAAGCAGCATCTTCTCGATCTGCATATCGAACGGACGCCAGACCTGATTTATTGGGGACACTGGTGCGAATCTCCGGCTGACGGTCCCGCGTCCCTAAGCCTGCTCGAGTTCTCGCGCGCAGAAAAACCCGTCCTGATTTTCGATTCAATGATTGCCTTTCATCCCGGCGACGAGCAGGACGCATCGGAAACGAGGCGCTATCTGCAATACTTCCGCAATCTCGCGGCGGCGGGCGCGACCATCATCCTGCTCCACCACATCGGCAAAAGCGACAGCGCCCGGCAGTACCGCGGCTCGACGGACATCAAGGCCAGCGTAGACGTCGCATGGCTGCTCGAAAAACTCGGCGATCCGGCCGGCCTGCTTTCAGGGCTACGACTCGTGCCGTTCAAGAATCGCATCGGAACATGCAACACGATCCCTATTTCTTTCCGTGACGGCTGGTTCGTGACGGAGCAGCGGGCCGAGTCGAATCGGGAAATCTTCGAGCGCCTGGTGCGCACGAATCCATACTCCACCGGGGTCGAGCTCCACAAACTGGGCATGGCCGCGGGCCTGCCGAAGAACCAGATCGCGCAGTTGCTTCTTGATGGCGTCCAGCAGGGTTGGCTGCAGATAAAGTCGGGGAAACGCAACGCCAAACACTACTCGCTGGCCGAGCCGATCCTGGGGGAAATATGAGCTTCCCAGAAAATCGGGAAGCTTCCCGGAATCCTGGGAAGCTGGGCCATTTGAGCTTCCCAAGCTATTTTTCTGATGGAAGCCGAAAATCGCTGCAAATAGTTGAATCTAATGGAATTGTTCAGCTTCCCAGAGCAATGCTGTTTTTTGAGGGCTCTGGGAAGCTCGATGTTATTGGATCGAAAGGAGTTGAGCGGCAGCTTCCCAAAAATCCACCCCTAGAAGAGGGAATCTTGGGAAGCTCAAGGCCAAGACGGCAAAAACGGCCTGAGCGTGGGGGTGGACCGCGGGCCGTTCTCCAGAAGCTGACAAGGCGAGATCAGACAACCAAAGGAGTCGAATCCATGAACCGTGTTTCCATTCCATCCCGATGCACGCACCGGGTGCATCGGCCAACTGACGACGTGTGGACCGCACGCATCGCGGCAATTCTCCGGAATCCCGCGCAGCATGGCCTGGTGTGCTGTTGCCTTTGCGAGGAGCGCGCAGCATGGATGGGGATCTTCTCCCCCACCGCCCGCTTCGCGCGGCGGATCGGGCAACCGGAGGGCCAACGACGCGTGCTGCTATATGCGTTGTGCGAGCCTTGTGCCCAACTGCCGGATAGGATCACACGCGTCGAGACCGCGATGCTAAGGGACTTCGAATCCGGCGGACCGCTGTCAGGAGAACAACCATGAACAGTCAGGAGGCCACCATAACTGTCACGGATTCAGCCTCTCCTTTGCAGCGGATTCAAGGCAAAGGCTACGGGCCACGGTACTGTGACCCAGTGGCGCCGGCGAAGAAGCCGCACACGATCGATCCGGCCACGGGCATCTGGCCGATCGCCGAATGGGGAGCAGCCTGCGGCCGCGGCTTCGTCAGCCATCCGCGATTCGGCGCGGACCAGGTAATCCCCAGGACCAACCGCGCAACCACGCGCAAATGGAGAAAACTCGATGGCCGATGATTCGATCAAAGATTTGCTGCCCGAGATTGACCAGGTCGTGTCCCGTTCCGGCACCCGTCACATCATCGGACCGCAGGCCAGCACGCACCACAGCGGCCGCATCAGCACTCTGTGCGGAATGGGCCTGCGGTCCGAAGAAGGGCCTTTCGAGCCGCTGCGGGATTGCGTCTTTTGCCGGGAAGAATGGTTCGACTCGCGGAGAGAAACCGATGCTTAACTGCGTGCAATCCACGCGCTGCCCGCGCGCGTGCTCCGAGTGCCGAAAGCCGCTCGCCGGGCGGGAAGCGCACCTTCCCGTGTTCCACGCAGGCGTGTACTGCGCGGAATGCTGCCCGGCGTGCCGCCCGATGGAGGACGAAGTCGAAGTGGATTTTGAGGAGGGAAGCGAATGACAGCGAAAAACGAAACGCGGGCGCTGGTGCCGGCGGTGCCGGAAGTGCGCCGGCCCGGCATTGTGACCGTCGAAGACCTGATGCCGGTGCTCGACCTGGCCGCGGCGGTGCGCCGGCGCAATTTCCTGGTCGAGGTGGCGAAAAACCTCATGACTGCCGGGATCGACTACGGCGTGATTCCCGGCACCGGCTCGAAACCGACGCTGCTGAAGCCGGGTGCCGAGCGCCTTTGCACGCTGTTCGGCCTGTCGCCCGAACTGCGCGAGGTGTCGTCGGTGGAAGACTGGGACGGCACGGGAGAGGGCCACGGCGAGCCCCTCTTCTACTACCGCTACCGGGTGCGACTGACGAAGAACGGCATTCTGCTCGGCGAGGGCGACGGCTCCTGCAGCAGCCGGGAAACCAAATACCGCTGGCGCGCCGGTGAGCGGAAATGTCCGAAGTGCGGCAAGCCGGCGATTATCAAGGGGCGCGAGGAGTTCGGCGGCGGCTGGCTGTGCTTCGGCAAAAAAGGCGGCTGCGGCGCCAAGTTCAAGGCCGGCGATTCCGCGATCGAGGGCCAGGCGGCGGAACGGACTGTCAACCCGGATATCGCCGACGTAGTGAACACCATTCAGAAGATGGCGACCAAGCGCGCCCTGATCGCGGCGGTCCTGATTGCGACCAACGCCAGCGAGTTCTACTCGCAAGACCTGGAAGACCTCGAGGTGATCGATATTCCCTCCGCGCCGACAGGGCGTCGCGCACCCGTGCCGTCCGAGCCGCGGCCGGCGAAACCGGCGGCTTCCGGGCGACCCTGGCGGAATTTCAAAGGGATGATCGACGCCTTCGCCGGATTGCACGGCCGGCTGGGACAGGATTACGAGCACGTCTATTACGAGACGCTCAAAGAATTCAACGTCACGCACTCCAACGAGTTCAAAGACGGCGGCCGGGCGGCGGACTGCTACCGCCTGCTGCTCGGCCGCGTAATCGAGGTCGAGGCCGCGGCGCGCGATGCGGAAGGGATGCCGCCGCCGGAAGACGATCCGCGCGACGATCCGGAGGCGACTTTATGAACGACCTCGCGCCGCTTTGGAGGATCGAAGACGAACTGCAGGCGTTGCTCGACTCCGTCGACACCTGCCCCGACGAGTTGCGGCCGGAGCTCGAGGCGCGCATCGCGCGGTACGTCGGCGCCGAAGTGGAGAAGGTCGACCGCATCGCCGCCGCGCTCGCTTCGCTCGACGCCGTGTCGGCGAACGCGAAGACCGAAATCGAACGCCTGCGCGCGCGCCAGCAGTCGGCGGAGAAGGCCGCCGGCCGGCTCGAGGGCTATGTGCTGCATGTACTGCGCGAGCGCGACGGCAAGCCGCTGAAGGGCCGCAACGTCACGTTCAGCGTGCGCCACAGCGAAGCCCTGATCATTGATGACCCCGACACCGTGCCGGCCAATTGGAAGCGGACCACGGTCACGGTGGACATCCCCAAGGATCCGGTGAAGAAGGCGCTCAAAGCCGGCGAGAGCGTGCCGGGAGTGCACATCGAAGCGCGCGAAAGCCTGCAGCGGAGGTGAATAAGAAATGAAACCCGGTGTCACTTGGGAAGACTTCAGGGCGATTCACGAACGTTATCCGGTGGAAGAAGCCGATGTCCGCGCCATGTTGGCGAGGGTTCCGCCGTCCTGGAAGATGGGCAGGCGGGACGACTTTGAGGATCGGGCTGGTTGTGTTTTCACGCGCGGGAGTCTTCAGGTAATCCTGTCCCTCGGACGCTACGACGATGACAACCTGTGGGTCCACGTTTCGGTTTGCGGACGGACCGGCGCGAGGCGCTTTTATCTTCCGTCGTGGGAAGAGGTGAAGCGGGTCAAGAACGACTTCATCGGCGAAAACGCTTGGGCTTATCAGGTCTTTCCGAGCAGTCAGGATTACGTCAACGATCATCCGTGCGTCCTGCACCTGTTCGCCCGATTGGATGGCCGTTTTGCTTTGCCTGATTTTACGCGAGGGCTGGGAACGCTGTAGAAGCATATGCCGGGCTGGACCCAGGACGACGTCGATCGCCGCAACATTGCAGTGTTCGGCACCGACCGACCCGGTATGCCCTCGGCCTCGCAGGAGAAGCCGGCGAAGGACCTTCCCGAGTCATTGATCGAGGCGGAATGTTGCAAGCTGCTCGAGGAGGACGGCTGGCGGATTCTGAAGACCGATCCGGTGAGCGATCGCGGTCGCGGCAAGGGCTTCGGTGAGGCCGGCCAGGCCGACACGCTCGCGTTGCGGTATAGCCGCAAAGGCGCAACCTGCGAGGTTCTCTGGCTGGAATGGAAAACGCCCGGCGGCCGAGTCCGCAAGCACCAGACGGCTTGGCACATCCGCGAGCGGGCCCGCGGCGCCGTGACCGCGATCGCCGGCGTGGATTTCGCACCGAGCGTGAGGGGATTTGGGAAATGGTACAGGGCAAGCGGCCTGGCCCGGTTCGGCAGGTGAACCGCATGGCACGTTGCTTCTGCTGCCGGCTGGAGATTCCGTGCGATTGCGGCCGGGAACCCTGCTGGGAGTGCGGCGCCTGCGGCTTTCATTGCACGTGCCCGCGGGGCTTTCTGACGTGTGAGTGCAGGCGAATCGATGTCGATCTCGACGACGCCCGGAATTGCCCGGTGCATGGCCTGGTAGGCTGAGACGCTACCTCAAAGATGCTCCTGCTTAACGGCTTGGTAGCCGTCTCAAAATGCAACACCTGACAGGACGGCGGAAGCTGCAGTTTCAGCGAACAATGACAGGCCTTGGGCGCCTATTTCAGACAGAGCCTGCCATGTTGCGTTTCAGCCCATCCATGAGCCGGTGAATCCGCCGACAAACCGCTGCTCAGGCTGCTCCAGTGCGCCAACCGACGACACGGGCGCGGCCCATGTCAAACAAAGCGCATCCGCGTAATCCGGACTCGCCACGCCGCGCTTGACCATATCCTGCTTGCTTTCGATCACGAGCTGCTCGCTCCGGTTCAGGTGGTATCCGGGCCCGGTGAGGTCCGTTTCGAGCGTGATGTCGGCGGGGATCGCGCCGCGGAGCAGCCAGTCCTTCATCTTGTTCCACATGTAGGCGCGCATGTTCGCCTGGTGCCGGTCGGGTGACGGCGCCCCGAAGCTGACCTCGCGCACGTTGTCATAGCCCATCGCCCGCAGCAACTCGACGTAAGGGGCACCGAACGCCGAGTCAACGAACATCATGGAGACTTTGCGATCCGGACGTTTGTCGTTCAAGATCTCAGTGAGTTTTGCCATCATGACCGAGCGGTCGCGTGTCGCTTCCCCCGGTATCCGTACCGGCGGGATGCTCCGTGCATCCAGACCGCGCCGGAACGCGATGACGTTCCAGGCACCGCTGCCATGGGGTTCCCGGCGGGCGCCGTCAGGTTCGCTTCGGGAAGCCGGCAGGTTGAACATGCCCACGCGGCCGGCGACATCGAAACCCGCAATGAGTACGTCGTCTGGAAAACTCGAGGCGGCGCGCTGTTGCGCGTTCCAAACCCGTTCCTGATCGATAAACTGCAGTTCGCCCGCGCGAGGCGCGATCCCGCGAACGCGCACCCGGACGAAGTCAGAATCTTCTCCGTAATCCTGTATCCACTCCTGGATTAGCGCTTTGTTGGTGAACCGGCAATTGCGGGAATCGATGACGCGCTGCCTCCAGCGGTCACGCTCGCTTCCAAAAACGATGCGGTGGAATTTGCCGCTGTTGCGAGTCGGATTGCCCCACGCAAAGATCATCGGCTCTCCATCCGTCAGACCACCCTCAGCCGCGGCCCAGATCTCATCGGGGACGGCCGAGGCTTCGTCGAACAGATACCACGAGGTGGAGCGCGCGGCATGCTGGCCGTGGAAGGCTTCCGAGTTTTCCCGCCGGCAGGTCTGAGCCGATACGAACCAACTCTCGGGCGCCGCCTTGGCGACGATCTTCTGCGCACCCAGGTCGAACCAATGCGCATTGATCGACATCTTCATCCAGCGCAGGATCGTCGGCCAGGTCTTGCTGGAGAGCTGCGGCCAGGTGTTGGCGGTTACCGTGCCCACCGAGTGCGGCCGCGTCGACAAAATCCAATTCGCGATCCATGCGGAAGCGGTGCTCTTGCCGATGCCATGGCCGCTCGAAATGGCTTGGCGAACCGGGAGCACGGCGTTCAGGCCGTCGAAACCGCGGGCGCGCACTTCGCGGCCGATGTCTTCGAGGAGCTCGCGCTGCCATTCGTCCGGCCCGTCGAAACTCTCCAATGGAGTTTTCGCCACCCCCCAGGGATACGCGAAATAAACGAACCCCAGCGGATCGTCGACATACGCGGCTACGGCACGGGCCAGCGCCGCTTCAGGCGGTTCCAGTTGCCTGGTGGCCAGCATCCCGTTCCTTCATCCGGACCACACGCTGCTGCGCTTCGAGGATCTGCACCAGGTCGACGCTCCCACTGTGTTCGATTGACGTATGCTCACGGTACTTCTCCGGCATCGCTCCGCGGGCAATGAACATCAAAAGCGGATCGGACTTGCGCAGGATGGTCGCGACCTTTTTGCCTTTGTAGAAGACGGGTTCCTTTTCCCCATGAACCGCTCGGCAAAACAGCTCGCCCTCGATCACATCCGCCACTTCTTCCTTCGCCAGCGCAAAGGCCTTCTGGTAGGCCGGATCATTTTCGAGTTTCCGATAATGCAGCGTACGGTCAATTCCGGCGATCTGAGCAGCCGCGGCCACGCTGGCCGTGGTGCGATAGGCTTCCAAGAATACCTGCACGCGGGCAAGCGTCTTTTTTCTGGCAGGCCGGCTGAGGACGGGCTCGTCGGAGTTCGCCTGTGGTTTGCTCATTGCACCTGCTCCTTGGGGATCGCGATGAGCCGCGCCACCGCTCTCCGCGCGGAAGATGTCTCCGGCTCGGAAAGGACGACGGCGCCCGAATGCTTCACTAGCGTGTGCTCCCGGTAGCGCTCCGGCAGCCAGGCGCGCAAAAGGAAGATCAGCAGCTCATCCGAACCGGCCAAAGCCCGCCGGAATGCCTCATCCTCAAGGAACCCGATGACCTGTTGCTGCGCCGCTTCGAAAGCCTTCCGGTACCCACCGTCGCCCTCGAGCATCCGGTAGTGCGTGGCGAGGCTGATCCTGGCGGCTTTGGCGGCCGCGTGGAGATTACCAGTCCCGGCGTACGTCTCCATAAATCTGCGTATGCGGTTGGCCGACAGGTGGGAATTGTTCGGTCCGGATGGCTGCGTTCCCTGCAAATTCCTCATGAGGCCAATGATATATCCCCACGGAACAGCATGACGGCCGGCAAATCCGGACTCGTTGGTTCACTGCGTGGCGTTAACCAGCCAGATTAAATCCTCCAGCACCCCGCGATTGAGAACGCCCACTACGGCGCCGTACTCGTTGCAGCGCAGCTCGACCGTAGACTTGTCTTCTTCGACGGGGATGATGCAACCGCAGCATTCGCCAGACTGATCATGCGGAATGATCGGGAACTGGTCGGCGAGGGTCATCTTGTCCGGCCTTTATGAGTCCGCGCTTGCTGAGTCGTCTTTCGGGTTTTCATGGAACGGCCGGAGGATGCATCTTCTGGAAGGATCTCCGCAAGGGGGAAAGGGCATGTTACAGGCGGCTTAACGTTGTATTCGACTGCGATGGCGGGTGCCGTTGCGCGATAGCATTTCCCCAGAAATTCAGGTGTGAGCCGCCGCTTGAGGCTCGGGCTCTCTTCGAGCAACGACCGTAATTCGGATTGCTGCCGGATAACCGACGCCTGCCAGCCTCGTTTATTCTGTTGACCCTTCACACCGCTGACCAAACGGAGTTTCAGCAGATGCTCGATAATCTGCTTAACCCGGCTCGCTAACTCTCGCGGTTCTGAGCGTCCCAATTCTTCCAATTCCTCTGCTACCTCTATGAGGTTCACACTCTTGAGATTGCCGGCCCGCAACGCTCTCGCCGTTTCGACACTCCACGCATACCGATCTTGCGGCATCCTGTACCTTTCTGTTGATCCGGATGAAGCTAGGTGGGTCCTGTGGATAGCAAAGCAATCTCTAGGGCGGCACCTGCTCAATACTCTAGCGCGTTCCTAATCCTTCTTCTTCTTTGCCCATCGCGCGGCCGCGGCCTTCTTGGCGATCTCTTTCCGCTGCGCCGGTGTGAGCGCGGCGGCACGGGCTTTTCCACCGGCTTTGGACGCCTTCTTCGCGATCGCCTGCTTGCGTTTGACCGAAAGCTTTTCAGCTCTTGCCTTCCCGCCCTTCGAGGCGATCGCGGCCAGGTGTTCCCGTAGGGTGATCTCTTTCGCCACGATTTGAGCTTAGCATGCCATGGCAAACGTCTCGGCTCCGGCGCCTACAATTTCACCTCAATATACTTGCATTGCTATGGCAAAGCAAGCATACTGATTATGTAGACGATGGCCGCGAGGCTCTAAAGCGCGAAAGGAATCACCGATGTTTTACGACAACGCCCCGATTTACGATTACGAACGCCGCGGATGCGGCGCCGAAGAATCCGTTGCGGTCCTGGTGTGCGAGAATTGCCGCGAATCCTGCGACAGACTCACTCACGTTCCCGAATGGGATTACATGGGTTGCGGCGATTGCATGGAAGAGGCGATGGCCGTTCTCGAGCGCGAAAGGCTCGCCGCCATCGCCGCGCCGCGCAAGTGCGCTAACTGCGCGTCCCAGGCACGCCGGGATTCGATCTATTGCAGCGACCGCTGCAAACATGCATTCCTCAATTCCTTCTCAACGGAGGCCGCATAACATGCTGGATCCCAGAATTACCAGAGAGCCGGTCGGCGTCCTTATGTTCGCCAACACGCTCGCGATCGAATACTACAGCGGGACGTCGCTCCGCAATCTGCCGGATTACCGGCAGCTTGAACTGGTGGCGGA